ATTTTAGTTCCTTATTACGCTATTTTTAAAATAGCAGCTGAAGTTGTAAATGCTGGGAACTGAATAGTGAATGTTCCTGATGTTGCAGTTTTAACTCCACCAAAATCTAAAACACAAACCGCATCAGTAGTACCTGATCCACCATCAGTTGTTGTGTTATAAATCAATGCACCTTGAGCAGATAATGTTACACCAGTAAAAGATAAATCAGCAAAACCAGTAATTGCTATTGCTGAAGATACTTTCACACCTTGGTTAACAAGCGCTGAACCACCCGCAGTATATCCTGACGACGATACTTCATTACTTGTTATATAGTTTTCAGTTGAAGCACCTAGTGTTGCTAGTGATGTATACATCGCTAGTTTGTATGTGTCTGATGATGTATCGAAATCGTGTTTTCCTTGAAGTAACTCTTTCTTAAAAGTGTTACAAATCGCATTAGTTGTTATAGCCATAATATTTCTCCTTTAATAATTTTTTATGGTGATGGTGAAGTTATTTTAACCCTTGGCACACCATCATCGTATTCTGCACGTCTTCTTCTCCCCATTTGTTGAAGAGCAAAATTCTGTATGCCTTCATTATACTTGCTTTTATATAGGTTGTACATATCCATAGGTCCTTTTAAAAATGCAAAAGCTTCGGTTAAAACACCATCCAAAAGCATTCCTTGTTGGTATTCAGATAGGTAAGTAGTATTTGAAGATGTAAAACTAGGTGGAGTAATTATGTAGTTTAATTGAACTGCATAACCTTGATCTGGAGTTGGAGCAACTACAATAGAACTTTCATCCCAGTTAGCATAAAATTTAGGAAGACCTGTTGCACCACTACCATTATATTCTGTAATAAAACTAGTATCTCTTTTTTCCATAAAAGATCTATCTCCTGTTTGATTTGTTGAATTAAATACTTGAAGAGATCTAATAATTAAAAAATCTGCTGGAGTAATTAAATATCTTTTATTAGCTGTAAAAGATGAAGTTGAATATTTTCTAGTGTCATCATAATCAACTGCACCTGCAACACTTAGTTCTGTGTTTCTTATAAATTGTCCAATAATAGTATCTGTTAAAACATTACTATCTACTTCAGTGTAGTTACGAACTTGTGTTAAAAAATCTGGATAAGATATAGCCATTATGTAATACTCACTGTTACTGTTCCTATAGTTGAAATCAATTGTCTTCTTCTATTTTGAAGAGAGGGGTTTGCTGGAATCATTGCTGAAATACCTTGGTTATCAAAAGCAAAATCTCCAGGAAGAGCTAGGGTAGCATTTGCCATTCCTTGTCCGCCTGAGGAAGCAATTACTCCGTCTATGTTAGTAGGTTGTTGAAATCTTTGTGGTCTTGTATTTTGTAAAGCAATGGCATCAGCAGTAAAGTGTCTTCTTCTAATTTGAGGGTGTTTAGGTTCAAATTCAGAATAATGAACTAAAGAACCGTTCCATTCTTTTACCATTTCAGTATATGGAAAAGCCATACCTGATCTATCTGATATTGCCTGACTTCTTTTTCCTGTCGCCCATTTAGCCATTATTATACTCCATTGGGGTAAAATGATTGTGGAGTAATAAATGTAGAAGCTCTTTGACCATCCTCATCCAGAGCTCTTTTTAATTGATCTTCATAAATTAATTTATTTTGTTGAACTAATTCTGGAGAATTTTTCATTGCTAAATAATATGCTAATCCCGCAACCATGCAGGGTAAAAATCTAAATACAATATCTGCATCATCAGTGTATGCTCCCGCATCTTCAATTCTTTTAATTACGTAATATTTTAAATAAGTGTAAGTATTTAAATCAGGGGCTTGGTATAAATATATTTTTGGTATTTCTTGTCTATCCACATAGTATTGTGAAGGTTGCCCTACTGCAAGTTTATTGGGTAAAGCAGAATACGCTGATCTATCTATTTTTGATAAAGCAACATCTTGAGTATTAACCGTGTTTGCACCTGCGCCCGTAGTAGATACAAAAGCTTCTAAAACATCACTTACACTTCCATCAACAGCATATTCTGCTTGACCTGAAACTAATAAATTTTCATTAAGGGATACTTTCCAAAGGTGTATTCCTCTATTGGCCCACTCTGCAAATAAAAGATTTAAACTTGTTCTAGCAGATCTAAGACTATATCCACTAGTAGTAGCCATACCACATCGTTCATAGGCTTCTTGTATTATCTCTTCTATAGATAAATCAAATGCTGTGGTTCCTGAAGTCGCCATTATTATCCTTTTTACGGTTGTACAATTTCTTGGATTGTATCACTTTTAGCTTAAACTTTGAAGACCTTAGGTTTTTTGCTATTGGATTTTTTTTTCGCATGTTCACTATCTTTCATAAGCCTACCATTTGGCATGTAATGATGTCCTGCGGGTGCTTTTTTCTTTCTAGCTCCTCTAAGTTTACCATCTATCTGTGCTGATATTTGTCCTCTTCCTATAGCCATTATAAATCTACCGCCTTTCCTAAAATTGGTTTATATTTAGTTTTACCATCTTCTCTGAATGCATGCAAGAACTGCTTCCTGGGTTTATCTTCAATATAACTACAATGACACCATCCACTTGATGGTTCTCCTTTTTTGTAGAACTCGAGAATCATTTGATCATATTCAAGATTCTTACATATCCAGTCACAGAGCTCAGCATTATCGACTCCCGGACACTCAAAATCAACCGCCTCCGCATCGCAGTGTTGGCTATTAATTGAGCTACCAATAGCTTGAGATAATTCTGGAGATCTATAGCAGCTAGTAACAACCACAGGACCGAAGTGATCTCGGACGGGTTGTAAAATATTATCACATAATAGCTTTAGTTTTTCTATCTGGTCTGAGTTAGGATTATTATCTATGCCCTTACGTACAGCAGTGTCTGATTTAATTAATTCTTGAAGTGTGAAATTTCTGGAAAGATTCATGTGTATATAATTATATTAATATTGTATCTTAATCCTTTTGTGGGGCCTACACCTTTGTGTTTAGTGTTGCTATTAAAAACAATTGCTTCCGATTCATTACTATTAAATTTATTTTCCTCTACTTGAGTATAGCCATCATTAGTATTTAAATTATACAGTATACTAACACATTTGTTAGTCTCGCTGTCAATATGTGTATTCCCTTTAGATAAACTATGATAAAAATTATAATTAACTCTTTTTAAACCTTTTAAAGTAATGTTTAATTTGTCACAAACAATACTAGCTACATTGTAAGCAAACATATTTAAAGTTTGAAAATTATGTTGATTATTTTTATGTTCTGGAAATGTTCTTAAAGCTAAACCTTCATCTTCTACAATACTAAAAGAAACTTGTTTTTCATCATAACCAAAATACCAACCTTCTGTAGATTTTAGTAATTTAATTATTTCTTTATTGACGTTTGATGGAAAAATATTTTTAACTATTTTAGACATATTAATTTATTTAAATCTGCAAGATAGCAATATTTTAAATCTGATCTTTTAAATATATCCAATAAATCAGAATAGTTCTCACATAATACATTACCGGGTAAATTTAAAGAAGTATTTAAAACTAAAGGTAATCCAGTTATTTTTTTAAATGAATTTATTAAATCATAGTATTTTGGGTGAAATGATTTTTCTAGTGTTTGAATTCTACTATACCTATCAATAGAGCATACATTTTTTAATTTAGAATTTTTAGTTTTGTAAACAAACATCATATAAGGAGAATGTTCTTTTTTACCTATATTAAAATATTTATGAGCTTCTTCTTGAATAATTGTACAAGCAAAAGGTCTGTACCACTCTCTTTTTTTAATTTTATTTATTTTTTCAATAATATCTTTTTGCAAAGGATTGGCTAACAAAGACCTAAATCCTAAACCCCTTTGTCCTTGTTCACTTTTTCCAGAAAAAATTGCTACAGGTTCTTTAGTTAAAATATTAGCGACTTCTTCAGAATTAGTTTTTCTAATTAAATATTTTTTAAACAAAGATAAATCTGCATCATGATCAAAACCAGAACAAATATGTTTTAAAGGTTTTATTTTTTTATTAGAAACAGCTATTGCAGATCCTAAAGAAATACCAAAATCCCCATTAAAAGGATCTGGTAAAATTTGATTAGGTAAATTGTTTTTTAGATTAGAGTTATTTAAAATATTTTGAGCACATCCTCCAGTTAATAATATGGTTTTATCTTTATAATCTACTTTTTTTAAAGCATTAAGAAACAAAGCCTCAAACGCTTTTTGAAATGTATGTACAAAATCTAAACTAGGGGAGTTTTTTGTAGTATGCTCTATGTTAGGGTTTAACATAAACCTATTATATGTATTTTTTTTATCGTAAGAATCTTGTATATCGTTTACTAAATTAATATTCCAAGAATCTTCATGAATTAAGTTATTAAATATTATTTTATTTAATTTACCATACGAAGATAAAGCCATAGCTTTTCCTTCCGAATGTTCTTCAAGACCTAGCTCATACACTAACTTTTGATAACCCTTCCCAAAAGACACACTAGGATGTATTTTAATAGTTTTAGAAAAAACATTAATAGGTTTTTTTACGTGATACTTTTTATATAAAGGGTTTAGGTTTTCATCTAAAATAGTTTCATTTTCTATAACTTTTAATGTATTTAAAAAATCAGAATCATGTTTTAAATACTGTACAGCCCCATCGCCATCTGCAACATAAATTATGAAATCTCTATCTTGTTGGTAAAAATACTTAGCACAATGTGCGTGAAAAATATGGTGTTGTTCTTGTTTAAAATTTAATATATTTTCATTTGTTATGTTAAAGAATTTTTTTAAATAATACCATATAGGAAAATTAATTTCTCCCATTGAAGTAATTATTACTTTATCAAAAGTAATTTTTAAATCTTTAATCTTTTGTAATACTTCAAATGTGGGAAAAAATTCGTTTTTAAATTTATTAAAACGATCTAGTTGATGGTGTACAACAACTTCATCCCCTGAAATAATAGTTACAGCACCATCGTGCCCTAAATGCAATGATAAAATATTCACTACTTACCTCTAACAGAATCGATGAAATTGTAAACCCTCCCAAATTGTTTTTCTAGTCATTTAAATAATTCCTACTTCTTTACATACAAATTTAGTGGCTACTTTGTTATTATTAACAAACTCTTCTTCTTGTAAAC